ATCGTTGTGTACCTTCAATACGAATTTAAGTCCATCTGGGCTTGATGACGTTGAGTTTGATCGCATTGTGGGTCCCCTTAAGCATAAGTTGCCAGAGCGTCAGAGGGACGCGACCCAATTTCGCTCGGCCCTTCTTCGCCTAACGCGGCAGAGTGATTTGGATCTGTCCTGCTTAGACAGTGCTGAGGCAGACCTTTCGACCCAGTGGTTGTCCTATTTAGCAGAGTTGGGCCCGCATGAGAAACCTAAGCCAGCTTCTTTGTTTGAGAGCGTAAATGGAACATCGTGTATGAAGCCATTGCCACTCAACACGGCGGCTGGTTTTGGTTTTTCGGGTGTCAAGAGTAAGCATATGGTGGTGGCTTGTACATCGAGAGTTTCTTGCAGTGATCCTGAATGTGACAAGTTTCATCCCGCTAACACTGATTACATGGCGCCATGCCGTATAAATTTTTACCCCGGTCCCCCATTGTTGGCAGCGTTTGATTCATTGAAAGCGCGCGTGGCCGACGATCCTGAGTTTTGCGCAATCTTTGTTAGCGCACTTAAGGATGAAGCTATTGGTATTGATAAGACCAGGATGCGTGTGTTTTTCGGAGGCTCAACGCCTTTCAATTTGTTGGTTCGGATGTATATCTCACCACTCTTTGTGGCGCTTGCACGAGATTCTCGCATTAGTGAAAATTGTGTGGGTATGGATGTCATGTCTGCTGATTGGGGAGAGCTTATGAGGGATTTGGAATCATATTCACAATCTGGTTGGCTTGGTGGTGATTATAGCCATTATGATAACTCCATTTGCCTCGCACTAGTGGAGTCGCTCGGGCGCATACTAGTTGCGTGTGCTCGTGTGAGCGGCTACAGTGATGAGCAGGTGTGCATGGTTCGATCGTTGCTCAAGGCTCTTGAGCGCCCAGTGTATGTGTTTTTAGGGACTGTGTACAGGGCTAGTGGATCGAATCCGTCAGGTGTCGCGATTACTACATACATGAATTCGGGATATAATTCCTTGATTCACCGTATGGCTTTTTATCGCGCTAATCCTCAATGCATTTCAATTGCGG